TGCTGATTTTGTTGATCATTTTGCTGCATAGTTGCGGCGTGTTCTAAGCCAGTTTGCTGGGCTTGTTGTGTTGCCTGCTGCTCAGCCTGTGCGGCTTGCTGTTGTGCTGCAATTTGGGACTGAACTTGCTGCGCTTGTTGCTGAAATGCCTGTTGTTCTATTTCTAAACCATGCTGGCGGATGTCTTGCTGTGCTGCATGTGACGCTGCCAAGGCTGTTTGGTTTTGCTCATGGGCCATAGCCATCTGATCTGCACCTAATTGAGCACCAGCATTAATTGAGGCCACACGCTCACGCGATGCGTTGTTAATATCTGCCATTGCGATCTGTGTAGCGTTTTTGTTGGAGTCAATACTTGACTGGGTATGGTACTTAGTTTGTAGTTCTTGTACTTTTTGCTGTAACTCGGCAATTTTAAGCTGATATTCTTGCTGATCTTTTTGATTTTCAAGCTGCATACGTGCTTGGGACTCAGCTTGTTTGCGCTGAGTCTCTGCCATTTGCGTTTTGAGGATAACCTGAGCCGTAGGATCAGATTCAGCTGCTTGTTGCATTTTAGCTTGTTGGGCTTCCTGTACTTTTTGTGCTAATCCTTGGATTTGCTGTACAAATGGTGCCATAGTTTGCTGCGAATCCTGAGCAACCAACTGTGACGCAATGACCAATGCTTGCTGTGCCTCTTGATCCAAGGGTTTTTCTTGGTGCAATTCAAGGGTATCGCGGCCACCTTGTGCTTCGGCCACATAAGCACGCATGGACTGCAGATAGTGCAACGTCAAATGCTGCTTAATATGTTCCAAAGCATGGGGCGCGAAAATGGGGCCAATTACGGGGTTTGCACCGTAGGCTGGGTTGTTAGCATACTCTAAATGAATCTTAATATGCGCAATGTGGTCTTGGTCAGGGTAAGCTGCAGCAGCTCTTCCCATAGTCATTGACACATTTTCTAACGCTGGGTTAGATTCTTTAGCACCCAACGGATTTGGTAATACTTCGTCAATTGCTGGGATTTTAAGTTGACCTAAGACACGACGATACACCGCACGAATGTTAAACATTCCGGGAGGCGCACTGGTTGCCATTTGTAACAACGCTTGGTTTTGTGCAAGACGTTGTGTCTCAGAAAATATATTTGGATCGGATACTGGTCTTACGTCGTTGTTGTACGCAAAGTCACGAACTTCAACTTCGGTACCAGACTGGTTATCCATGTCCTGCAGGTACCAGTGGTTTAACCTAGAGATAATTGCTAATGACTTAGCTTGGCTACGATGTAAACGAGCATGAATGCTTGAGAATACTTTAGCACCCTGTTCAATTAACGCCTGAGTTGTTCCCACTGGCATGTTGCTAGTGGCATCACCAATCTTTTCTTCAGATGTAGTAACTACACCCTTAGCTGCGTCTGTTAACCAACCAAGTAAATTAAACAATACACTTGATGGTGGGTTAAACGGCATAGGCATTGCAATCTTACGTACATCATCAACACCTGGTGCACCTTCAATTTCAATTACCTGTGTTGGTTCGATTCTGTCGCTTTGCCCACCAATGCGTCCACCCTTGAGTTTAAGCATCGTCTGGCTGTTGTTGATATGTGCAGCATCAAGTAGAGCACGAAGAGAACCGGTAAGAGCAGCACTAAGGCCACCAATAAGCTGAGGTAGGCCAATAGCGTAAGCTCCACGCCAAGGAATAAACTTAAACTCGACATACCACTCCAGTTTTTCGAATTTTTCATCGTTACATTCCCAGTTGCGATACAAAGCAATAACTTTGCTTGTAGTCTCATCAATTGTCATGATGTACGGAGCACGACGACCTTCAGTTTCAGGATCGTCATCTAACCGCATAAAGCATGTTATTTCATAAACACGGCGAAGTCCGTCAATGTTCTTAGACGGCTCTTCTTTACCTTCAATTTTGTTGTTTGCTTTTTGTGAACTTGTCTGATCATTTAAAGGCGCGTCAGACGAGTAGACTGTATCTATGTCAATGTAGATACCCTGTTCAACACGTTGTAAAAACGTGTCTTCTGTAATGTCTTGTACTTCAGTTACACGTGGTGAAGTATAAAAATTGGTTGACGCGTATGGTAACAAAATGTTATCAATTGCAACCCACTCGCAGGTGGGTCTTGCTTGTTCACTGTCGTAACGCCATTTTAAAAACTGTGAGCCGCCAAGGGGTAGTTGTGTTAGCAACTGTTCCATTTCGTCGCGGTACTCTGGAATTTGTTCTGAGAGCTGCCAGTTAAGGAACGATACCTTACGATCTGCTACTTCTTCTTTTAAACGATCTGCATTACCCTTGATGTTTGACTTAACAACGCCCTCAGGTGGCAGTAATTCTTTTGATGATGAGGCAGCAAAGTCAACACATGCCTCAGCCATGACGGGGTGCACAACTTTAGAGGCGCCATCAAACGTAGCACCGCCAGGTGCATCTTTACCTAGGCCAGTGCGCTTGAGTCCTTCTTCGTACTGTTTGTCGCGTTGCTTACGTGACTCTTGGTCAACGTCAATAAGGTCTAAATATTCAATAGCAAGAGATTGTAAAATACTATCTTCAAACTCTTCGGCTAAGTTTGCATAAAACTCAGGTGCTTCTTGTGGGCTTTTTGTGGGGATGAAGTTAACGACAACGGAACCATCTTCCATTTCAATAACTTCTTCTTCCACTTCATCTGACTCAAGACCTAATGCGTCTTCGTAATACTTCATATCAGCGTCTTGCGATTTCGCTTTTTGAATATCTTCTTCTACGTCTAAAGACGGAAGATAAGAGCCTGATTGAATTGGTATTTGGGGGTTCGCCATTATTTTGAATTTTCGTAGGGGATTTTTAAATTATTCATCCTAATTACAATAATGCAAATAAAGGGCACAATCCGCCCCTATTGTGCATAAGGATTAGAAAATCGTTTGTTAGAGTCATCATCAGCGTAATCATAGTCTCTTGCTGGCAATGGATCAAGCTGCAGCCAGCCCGAATCCCTGAGTACCCTTAAGGCTTGGGACAGGGAGTCTACGTAGTCATCATGGCCCCCGGCTTCAGGAAACGAGCACACCTGACGCAGGAAGCGTTTTGCCCATGAGGCGTAGTCGCTCTTTTGTTCGGTGTCTTCTGGTATGAATACCTTGCCCTTGGATACAAGGGGTGCCACAATGTTAAGCCGTTGTACCTTGTCTGCTCTTCCAGGGTTGTACCCACGGACAGGAACGCCGGCCCGCTGTAGTTCTTGGATTAAAGATATGCCAGCTGACTTGTCTTCCATTAAGATTTGGTCTGCCTTACGGCCCTTACCAAACTCGTTATCTGACCCGTAGACTACTTCCTTAAAATCACTGATAACCTTACGACGCAGCTCGGGATATGACAGGTGTTCATCCCATGCGTCTAAAAGAATAACGGATGTGCCAGCGTCTTCTCGTTCAAATATTCCCCACACCGTGCAGGCTGTCGGGTCGTTCATTGTCTTTTCGCTAGTAGCTGGGTCATAACTGGCGATCACGTACTCAAGAACGGGTGTCGGCTTGTTAGCGGGCCACATCTTAAACTGCTTACGCTTGATGATACCAGTGGCCTCTGGGTCAAGGATCTCGCCGTAGATCTCTTGGCGGCCCATGTCGGTGCCATCATAAGTCTCGAGCTGCTTAAAAAACGTTTCTGATAAGTTGGCTCGGTTGTCATACGAGCTGGCGTTAACCATGTACACGTCACCACCAATCTTACCCTCAGCTAAGTCTACAATTAATTCTTTTGGCTTTGGTGTGGTGGTAATAATCTGCTGCACTCGAGAGATCCTGGGATCCTTGAGTCGGAGCGTAAACTGTACTCCGTCGTAGGCTTCATCGAGGTAATCAAACGCACACAGCTCGTCGAACCAAGCGCCATGGTATTGCTTACCACGATACCGTTCAGGTTCAGAGGCGGGAATGCCTTGAATGATAGAGCCGTTGGTAAGGGTGATCTCGAATAGAGACTTGTTGTAGTCGCGGATGAGTGACTTGGGGATGATATTGATAAGCCCTGAGTCTCCCTCAAAACAAGTTGCGCGTATATCGTTGGAAGTCGGGGCTGTGACCAGCCATCTTGTATTGTCATAAAGCCAAGCGCGGATACCAATCCAATGACTGGCAGTGTGCGTCTTACCTGATCCACGACCAGCAAGCATAAGGAACGTGTCATACTCATTGTCGTCTGGTTCTTTCTGGTGGG